TGTGCGTTAGGGGTTATGTAATCCGATTCGGCCCGTCCCCAACCGTCGCGTCTCTAGCCGCTGTGGTTATCGGCTTCCAAGCGCTTCGGCCTAACGGCTCGCCCGGTGTGTGCGTCAGATAATCTGACCGCGCATTCGCTCTGCGGCCAATGCCCGGATTTCTGTACTCGATGTGATGCGCTTTACAGATTGCGTGTCAGGCTTTTGCGGACGCGCCACCGCAATCACATCCCCGTACTTGCTCGTGACCGCTACGGGGGCCAACCTTCGTATCCGTCGCTCGATGGGTACCATCACTTCGGCGCCGTGGTCTGCGGCGTGTGCGGTAGCGCGGTCAATGCTCCACTGCGCCGACGGGTAGTACGCCTTGTATATGGCGTCCGTCCCGCGCGCGATGATGCCGTCTGCCATCTCCTGGTCGCAATGCTTGCCAAGCGTGATGTAATATTGCACGGTCTTGCCGTTATCCGTCACCGTGCGCGCCTCGCCGCGGAACGATCCTGGCACAAACGCCTCGGCAGGTTCAAACACGGCTTCATGCGCGTCCGGCTCCCACCCGCTGTACTCGGACGGTACGGGGTCAGCCTCAGCCGCATCGCCAATGCCCATGCCGGAAAGCGACATGCCCTTCGGCAATGTGATCTTGCCAGACATGACGCTGCGCGCCAGGGCCATCGGATTCGACGGGACCGGGACCACAGACCATTCCAACAATTCCCAAGAATCGAAAACACGCTCCGCGTGGACCCAGTCGGGGAATGACTTTAGTTCGGCTTCCTTCGGCGCTCGACCGGAAAAGTCGTCGGGAATGAACCCAACGGATGCCGTCTGAATGAACCCCTCGGCGACCAACTCAAATACCTGCGCCGCAAAGTCCGTGGGGGCAAATTTTACCTTGCTGACCAGAACGCTTCTGCCATCTTCCTTGACCTTCCTGGTCCACAGCGCCTTGCCAATCGGTAGCCCGCTATAATCGTGGCCCCATAGCACAACGGGGTTGCGTTCGTAGTGGGCCAACTTGGCGCCGGACGGCAAGACAACTTCCTTGTCGCGGTCCACATGGTCCGAGTTGATGGTAAATACGGCGGTCTTCTCGGTGCGGTCAATAGAGTTGACCTTGTATTGGCACACCACCTTGCGCCTGTCGCGCTCGCGCACTTCGACGGCACCGGCAGTGTCGGCCTTGTTTTCTATCACACCAATGTCTTTGCCATCCGCCTCTGCCTCTGGCTCTGGCGCGTCGTCTTTCTTGTCCCATTGCGTCGCGCATACGGCTGAGCGCTGGTCTTGTTCGGGATATTCGCTATTCATGGTTTCATTGCCCATGCACCTTGACATAAACTCGTCTTGCGTTTCGCCGTCATTCGGCTTGGGAAGCGGCATAGTACGTCCTCCAGATGCGGCGGCCTATAGGCCGTCCATTAGTACGGGTACCAAGTCACACCCGCAGTTGGGGTGTAGCGGCGGATAGTCAATCGCTCCATAACTCGCGTTCATCGTCCGCCCGTCTCCGGTGGTAAAGTCTGACCCGGCATCAACAAAGGTCTGTCCAAAGGTGTGGTGTAGCCCCTTCTCGCCGTTCCGGGATTCCATCTCAAGACAAAACGGGCACGGGTTCGTCGTGGTGGTTTCCCAATAGAACCCCTGCACGACGCCGCTCTGCTTCCATACTTCAATCTGGCCGGCCTGGCGAGAGCGCGCGACTTCGGTGCGCCCAATACGCGCGGCGCGGTATCGCTCGGCAAACCCAAAGTAGTCCTGTATGGAGTCGGTAAGCTCGTGGGGTGCCCACCCCTCTTGCTCGGCCCGCGTAAATGTGTCTCGCAACCATCGCTGCGTTTCAGAGTTGGTCGAGGTGGAAAAGCGATAGGTATATGATCCGATGAAGTCGCCGATCTCCGGGCGCTGAATGTCGAACCCAATTTCCATGAGGCCAATCGAGTCCATGCCCACGGCGGCCCCGGCGTTCATGTTCGTCAGCATGTGGCCCGCCAACGCGGCGTTGAATTCGTCAACCCAGTATTCCGCGTCAAAGACGCTCTCGACGTTCTGCTTGATTCGTCCGCGCCCAATTTGCTTCGGGAACGCAGCGCGTGTTTTCTCAAGAACGACCCGGCCCTGGCGCGCGAATAGGCTGCGCATGGTCTCTTCGAGGGCCTGCTCGCTCTGCGGCTGCGTGGCGGGTGCAATCTTGCGCCGCGCGCCCTTTTCGTCGCCTGCGTCTTCTGTAACCTCTTCGTCGCGGTCCGGGGCCGCCGCGTCGTCTTCCTCGGATTCGCCGTCCGGCGTCTGCGGCATGGCGCTGGGCGGCCCCGTCTTCTCTATCAACTCGTCTTCCATGTCGGGATCGGCGCCCAACTCAAGTGCCACGCGCACCTCGTTCTTGTAGATGACCTCATCAGATGTCAGCATGACGCGCGCGCGTTCAAGGTTGTGCGCCCGGTCTTCCGGTACGGGGTCATCAAACGCGGCAAAGAGCGTTTCCGCGCCCTCATATTTGGATATGATGTCGCGGTTGATCTGCTCTTCGATGATTTTCAGGCGCGGCTTGATGGCGTATCGCGCGTGGTGCTTCTCCGCGTCCTGGGCCTGCGCGAGCGCGGACCCTTCGGCAAGCAAGAGCGGTATGGGAATGTTGTAGACGCCCGCAATGTCTTCGCGCGTGAGCTTGCGCCCCGTCTGGAACATCATCTCGCGTTGAGAATATCCGATGCGCTCCACGCCTTTGATGCCGCTCACAAACGCCACCTTGCCAGAACTGTGCGGCGAGTTGTACTGCTGCTTCCACTTACGCTCATAGCGCCGCTTCTGGTCCTCGGTCAGTGGCAATTCGGTGTGAATGAGCGTGCCGGGGATGCCGTCGTTCTCTATGAGCGCAATCTCAAATTCGTTGTACCGCGTGTAGAGCCGCGCGGCCAACCCGACGGCCTCCAGTGGAGACATGCCGTAGAGCATGTTCTTGGGGTCGGGGAACTTGCAGTGCATTATGTCGGCGGGGCTGATTTCGACAGGCTCGCCACGGTCCACGGTCTGAACGTACATGGCAATGGACCGGCCGTTTGCCGCCGCCTTGATCTGCATTGTTTCGGGCGGTAGGCACATAATCATTATCGGCCCGAAGTCGTCAGATTGAATGAGCGTGTAGTGGTCGCCCACCAGGTCCAGGTGCATGGACATGAGCCGCTGTTGCTGCGTGCCCGTCATGAAGGGGTTGCCCCGGTCCCACAAGTCGTAGAACGGGTGCTCTAGCACTTCGGTAAGGTTCGCGCTTGACCGGAAAAATTTGCAGAGGTGGCTGCGAGACTCCAATTCTTGCCTTTTTGTGTGCGTTATAGTTCGCGTCGGCGTCGGGCTGTTCCACTTGCCCCGGCGACCAGTTCGCGCAGTTCGCTTAGTTGTGTAAAGACGCAATGGAGTTGACGCAACCACCTCAGCATTCTTCGTGACACACGCAAATACCCATTCTCGATTGGCTTCTAAGAGCGCGCGAGGATTGTCCGGCACGGGCGCAACGCCTGAGACGTTTGGACCCTGCTCGCGCAAGACCTCGGCCCCAGCGGCATCCTTGCGAAAGAACGATTTTACGCCGTCCCAGATGGCCATTAGTTCGCACCCCGCGTTGTGCTTAGTTCCATTCCGCACTTTCTAATGCGCGACACATCGCCTCGATTCGGTGGTCCTGCCCGAATATGTGCGCTAAGTCCCCGCCACACCAGACGCCCTGCTGTGTTTGAACGCTACCGATAAGGTCATACACTACGCCTACAGCCACGGCACGCCTGACGCGCGGCGTCGGTGCCACGCCACAGAATTGTAGCCGCTGTGCGCAAGCCGGCATGTCGGCCCGCAAGCGCGCCTCGGCCACATCTATGCGCCCAAGTGTACGCGCACGTAAGTACAAAATCTGCTCCGGGGTCCGTGTCAATACCCGCTCAAGGTCATCGTCTATGATCGCGGCAGACATCAAGCTCTCCTCCTAAAATGTCCATTGCGAGTCGTCCTCTACGGCTTCGGGTCGGTACAACGTCTCGCGGTCTGCAACCCCCGCCCTGCGCCCGCGCGAGGCTTCCGGCCAGAACATGTCTACAAAGGCCATCGGCCGATACGTCAACGTGAGCGCGTCGGCCATGTCAGGGGATTTGCCAAGACGCTTGCGTAGCTCTTCCTTGCTCTCTAACTTGATTTGCCCCTTAGAGGTGTACGAAAATCGGTGCGCACCCAGTTCGCGCGCCACTTTCTCGTGTTTCGCGGGAATCGCAAGCGGCGTTGCCCCGCGTGGGTCAAGGGCCGCCCGCGTTCGCCAATAACACTCGGTACGCAAGTTGATAAACCGGCTAGGGTCACTCGCCGCCTTCCCAAAGTCTACCCCATCAACCGCCCAATCGAGTTCCCGTAGCCGGTCCACAACGCCCCCACCAATGCCCGTGTCGTCTACGTGTACGCGCTCCGCCCCCACGCCCCACTCCTGCGCCAAGGCAATGACGCGCCCCGCCGTGTCCATCAATGTCCTGTGCGACCGTATCTCAACGTGACGTATCGCAACCGGGTCTCTAATGAGTAATACGGTCTTGTCCGCGCCCAGGCGCGCTACGTCTACCCCCATGTGGATGTCAGATTCGTCGGTCTCCCCATATTTCCGCGTCAACGCCGCATCCAGCCACGTCGTCGGGATCAAAATGTCCTCAGAGGTCTCCGG